AGAAAAACTTGGTGACGTGGCAGCACTTCATACTGGCGACCAAGGAGATGAGGAAAGAGCAGATATTGTTAAGAAATTCCAAGACCCAAAAAGTGACTTAAAAGTATTTTTAGGTAGTATTCAGACTTGTGGTTATGGATTGACACTTACTGCAGCAAGCAAACTATTCATTATCACTCTACCTTATTCAGTCGGTGACTATGACCAAGTGAGTGACAGGTTGCATCGTATCGGACAAAAGGATGTGGTTAACATATATCCGGCAATATTCCCGGACACTATTGATGACTATGTTTATTCATCAATCGAAAGCAAACGGAAAGAAATTGTCAAAGTTATTGACAATGAAGATTATAAATCAAATGTAACTGAATCGGTATTAACGGAAGTAATACAAAAAATAAAAGAAAAACATAAAAAATAAATCATGGAGTTAAACAAATTAGAAATTTTAGGGGAAATTAAAGCCTTTCTTGAAGGATACAACAATGACTTAAAGTACTTAGTGAATGTGGAAACAGACCCAACAACTAATGTTGCGGAATGTGTTATTCATGAACCGGGTAAAGAACCTAAAATTATTAAAGCAACATACGAACCATTTATGTATATGAAGGATTTGTCGAAGCATAATATTGAATTATATGCTGGCAAGTCAGATACTATGAAAGAAAGTAAAAGGGTTAAATATGGTGTTACAATCACCAAATTAAAAACTGGAAATCAAAAAAGACTTGTCGATGGTTATTGTTATAAGTTAACAAGCCGTTATTCGTATAATTCAATTATGAATTATTTGAAAGATGGCGGTATTGACCCGTATGAAAAAGCTAAAGACAATGAAGACAGGTTCATTAAAGATAAAAAGGGTGATTATGTCTTTTTATATCGTGATTTATTTTACGCTCCAAGGGTTACTGAGCAATTTTTCATATCTAATCGCACAAGGTTGTATAAGGGATATGAAGAATATAAAAATGTTCATAAAGTAACATTTGACATTGAAACAACTGCATTGAGATTTCAAATTGGTAGGGTTTTCTTAATTGGTGTTAGGGATAACAGGGGATTTGAAACAATACTCGAAGCTGAAAAGCTGAACGATGATGAAGCCGAAATCAAGTTAATTCAGGATTTTTTCAATTTAATTGATTATCTGAAACCTGCGGTTATTTCCGGGTATAACTCAGAAATGTTTGACTTTGAGTTCCTTCTTGGCAGGGCAAAGCTTTTGAATATGGATTTGACCAAGATTCCGATGGGTCTTAAAAAAGGAAGTCAAATAAAAAGAAGAGGAAACACTTCTGTTAAATATGGTAACACTGCTGATAAGTATACTGCAACTGAAATGTGGGGATATTCAATCATAGATATTCTACATGCAGCAAAGAAAACTGCAGCAGTTAATACCGAAGTCAAAGCAACTGGTTTGAAATATATTGCAAAACACGAAAAAGTTGCAAAACCAAACAGAACTTACATTAAAGGCGAAGATTTTTCAATTGGTAGGTATTATCATGAAAATAAAATGTTCATGATAAACGATAAGAATGAATATATTCAAGTGCCTGACGAATATCAAGAAGTCACCAAGAAATTACACATACTTCAAGCAAACAAAGATAAGTTTGGTGAAGATGAGTATAAGAGGACAAGAAAAAATTATCTCGATGGGACACCTAATTTCTATGAGTGGTTTAAGAAAGAAGCACTTCCAAATGGCATGACATCATTTATTGGTGGTAAAAGGCTTGTAAAACAATATCTTCTCGATGACCTTTGGGAAACAGAACAGGTTGATGAATTGTACAATCAATCATCATTTATGTTGGCTAAAATTGTTCCCACCACATATCAACGTGTTTGTACTATGGGTACTGCAGCCATATGGAACTTGCTTATGACAGCATGGAGTTATGAAAATGATTTAGCAATTCCGGTGTGCGATAAAACTGAAAGATTTTCAGGTGGCTTGGCAAGATGTTATAAAACCGGATACACAAAGAGAATTATAAAAATTGACTATGCTTCTCTTTATCCTATGATTCAGCTTACAGACAATGTTTTCCCAATCTTCGATATTACGGGTGTTATAAAGAAAATGCTCTTGTATTTAACAACCACTCGTAACATATATAAGAAGCTGGCAAATAGCACTGAATTGAACAAAGAAGAGGTTTCTCTTTTGAGGGAAATCGACCCTGAAACACACGTCAAATACTTAAATAAGGAACTGACGGTTGCCAACATTGCAATGTTTAAAATAAAACAGTTACCTATAAAAATCTTGAACAACTCGTTGTTCGGTGCATTGGGTTCTGCAATATCATTTAACTGGTCAGATAACGTTTGTGCTGCTCGTATTACTTGTACTGGTAGGCTACATTTACGTCATGCAATAACATGGTTTAGTAAATTTGGATGTGTTGCATTACTTGCTGTTACTGACGGTATTAACTTCCACTTCCCAGAAAAAACAAAGATTAGAATCACCAATGAGGGCGTATTTGAGGGTGAAACTGAAGGATTGATTGAGGATATGTGGCAATATGATGGTCAAAAGGGTATTAAAGCACTTATCGCCAAGTATAATAAGGAAGAAATGAAACCACCATTTATGTCAGTGGATGATGATGGCGAATCAATTTCATGCCTTAACCTTTCACGTATTAACTACGCAACACTTTCACTTGCCAAGGATAAGAAAACCGGGGAGATGAAAGAAAAGATTAAGCTGACAGGAAACACAATCAAGTCAAAGATAATGCCCGAATATATTGAAGAATTCATTGATAAGGGTTTGAATATGATTCTTCATGGTCAGGGTAAAGAATTTGTTGACTACTATTATGACTATTGTGACAATATTCGTTATATGCAAATTCCTTTAAAGAAAATTGCAAGTAAGAGTAAAGTTAAGGTGAGTATTAATGCATACATGAAAAGAGGTAACGATAAGAATGGTAGGGAAAAGGGTATGCAAGCACATATGGAATTGCTTAAACGTCAGCGTGAAGAAGTTGCCGAACAGTTGTTCCAAAAACATAAAAATGAACTGGTTATATTGAAATCTGAAGATAGTTTAAAACCGGAAGATAAGGTAAAATTAGTTGCGAATTATATGCCACCTGAACCTGAATTGGATAGTGTTGTTTATTACGTCAATACTGGTACAAAGAAATCACATGGTGATGCAAAAAAAGAAGCCGATGGTACTGTTTTATTACGTTGTAAGCTAATCAGTAATGAAGATTTACAAGAAAATCCAAATATGACTGGTGAATATAACTATGAAAAGTATTTGGATGCTTTTAATAAGAGAGTTGAAACACTTTTGGTTGGCTTTGACCCAGAGATACGTAAGAAAATACTCGTTAAACTTGATAAGGAAGGTAATCTCGTTAAAGGTAGTTTCACATCATATGATTTAGAATTGAGAAACTTCAATGAAGACGATTTTGATAGTTCAATGTATCTTGAAGAATTGGAAGTTGGTTTCTGGAATAAAACCGGATATGACCCAAGATTAGTATGGGATGGTTTTAAAATGTATGATGACGATAAGGTATATTTTGAAATATATGAAAATGCGTTGAATTTCCTTAATGAAAAAATGACTGCAATCAATAAGCCACGTATTAAATCAATCAATTCACAATATGAAAAGGGTGATTTGGTTTTAATTAAAGATGGTAGTTCATATCATGTGGGCGCATTTAATGGTACATTCATTGAAATAGTTAGACCGGATGTACAAGTTCCGAAAAGTGAAATTGAATTAGAGCTTGATAGGAAAAGAGAAGAGCAGGAAAAGAAACTGAAAGAACTTGAAATGTCCGAACTTGTAAGTAAATCAGATAAAGATTTATATTTGGAAGCACAGGCAAAAAAGAGAAGTGCATATTTCGAAACTTTCAAGAAAAAGCATGGCATTCCTGATAAGTTTTCGATGGATGTTTTATTTAAAGAAGTTCCAAAATTGGCTGAAGCATTTGATGATTTTGTTAACGAACAAGAAGGTGCGTTGGAAGCAGAAGCTGACGAGCAATTCGACCCGGAATCGGAATATTTTAATAGCATGAGTGAAGATGGCGATGATGATTAACGCATTGATAAGTATTTATATTAAAATATGCCGACATGAAAATAAAAAAGAAAGAATTGTTTGAGGTTATTGATTCAAACGGTGATTTGATTGGAAAAAATGATGTTCCAGAAACTGGCGCAGATAAAGAAACTCAAGCAAATAATACTACTGATTATAACGTGAAGGTTGGTACGCAGCCTTTTAGATATGACATGCTTGGTCGCTTTGGATTTACCTTGTTGCCATTTTTTGAGGGCAAAGAATATAATAAAGGTCAACAGGAATTTATAAATGACTTAGCTAAGTTAATGTATGACAAATACATGGAAACCTTAGAGTATTATTATCGCAATCCCAATAAATTAAAATCAGATTTCAGAATGCATTCTGAGCATGATTTTGAAAGTCAACCTGAAGATAGGAAAAAAATGGATTTTGAGTGGGCAAGAAAGGTTGCCGATTTAGTTCAGAAACATTTTGAAAAAGCATTTGAAGAACCCAAACAAATTGATGAGGGTGCTGTTGCTGAAGACAAAATGATAGATAAAAAAAATGAGGATGAAATTTCCAATAAAGGCGAAGACAAAGAAGTGCAAAATAAACAAGTTGAAAAGATTGCTGGTTTAATCAATAAAAAATTTGATAAACAAGCAATTGATAAGTTAATAAATTTGTTGGAAAGAGATAATGGCTAATCAGGAATTATACAATAAAACGTATTCTGTGCCCTCTGCCGTGTTAAGTCACATTCAGTCGGTACTTGTATCCACCCCACAGGGAAATGGTGTTAAACGAGCTAAATTTATCGTTAAAAACGGTCATTTAACATACCAAGAACTCAAAAGATTGAAGAACTATTTTGATTACTTTAATCCACAAACACAAAGTAGTGCAGAATATGAACTTGCTGGTGGTAAATTAATGAAAGATTTTGTTGAAAGAACTTTAAATTCAGAAAGAAGTGGCGTTGAAAGGTCAAAACAATTAAGACAGGACATCAACACAAATCCAAATTCAGAATTAAAACCATATCAAACACCGAGATTAACGGAAGCGAAAGAAGATTTAAAAAAAAACGCAGTTGCAGTAATTGTAAATAATGACAATAAGATATTACTATTAAAGCGTGCTGATGAGCCAAAAATGTGGCAACCAAACAAATGGGCACTTGTCGGTGGTGGAATAGAAAAGGGTGAAACACCTGAAAAGGCGTGCAAGAGAGAAATAAAAGAGGAAACTGGTTTGGAAGTTGAAAAGTTGGTCGATGCATTCACAATACAAAGACATAAAGACAGCATTGAGCACTTATTTGCTTGTAGATACGATGGTGAACCGACTGATGTGACATTAAATGGTGAGAATACAAAATATGGATGGTTTGGTGCAGAAGAAATTAAATTTTTGGATACTGTTCCACATTTAATGGAGTATATTGTGCTCACATTTAAAAATTACGATGAGTAGGTATTTATAAAAAATAATATTTAAATTAAAACACAAAACAATGAGTAGATTAGAAGATGTTAGCTTACCGTTCAGGAAAAAAGCAATCGCCAGAAACGACTACGATGAAAACGATAAATATGAAGTTGGACATCCCGATGCGTTATCAACTGGTGATGAAAACGGTAAAGGTGAAATGAATGGTCAGGTTGGTGGTGCAACAGATATCAAAACCAGAGAGAAATCAATGGCAAGAAACAAATTCAATAGAAACAGAGAATATAACGATGCCACAGCATAATGCAATTTGAGAACAAAATATTACGTGAAGGTATTAGGTTGTTTCGTACACTTTTAAATGAAGGTGTGGGAGAGCAACCTATTATTGATGCTATTCAAAAGCATGAATACCTTTATATTTACTATACTGGCGATGATTCCAATAAGATGGGATATCGCACAATAAGACCATATGTTCTTGGTACATCAAAAGCAGGTAATCTTGTTTTAAGGGCATGGCAGGACAATCCAAAAAATAGCTCTGATTTTGAGAACAGACCGACACGTAGAGACAGTTTTCAACATGATTATTGGACTGATGAACAGGGCGCAAAACCCGGTTGGAGAATGTTTCGTGTCGATAAGATATCAAAAGTCTATCCAACAGGAAAAAGGTTTCATGATGAAAACAATTTGGTAATGATACCAACTGGATATCATGAAGGTGGTGATGCGGACATGAGTGGTATTGTTGCTTATGTTTCAACAAAAAAAGAACCTGATTTCGACTATAAATACGATAAGGAATTCCGTGGTCAGGAAGTGCCAAGGGGTGATATGCGCAGACAAAAATGGGACAGCATTAGACGTGGTAATAAGGCAAAGAGAAAAATTACAGCAGATGATGTCAAAAAATTGCGTGATATTGCAAGTAATGT